TCATTACTACTGACCTATCCGTGCAGTCTCTCGGCATTTATGCGTATAGCAATTTAGCACGAGCAGATCACTCAGTCTGGAAATTAAGGCACCCATGCCACCCTTTACGAACCCCTAGATCACCTTACGGCTTTCGGAATTCTGGGCTCCAGACATTAGAGATCACAATCTCGCTGTCCGTAATTCTTTACGACTCTAGGCCTCTACGAGGGAGTCAACGGTTTGGATAGTTTACAGGTCATGACCCAATGGATACAGTTTAACGACTTGTCCAGGTCAACAACAATAATGCCTGATCACAGGCTTTGGGCACAAATACCACCTCATGCTGCACAGGCAGTCCGTCCCCAATACGGGATGAATCCACAGATAACCTGGCGGATTTTGAGGAATCGGAGGTTCACACGAACCCCATCATAAGCCGTTCTATACCGTATAACAGGTACATCGCGCTCAACCTGTTCCTGAATCCAAGGAACGGCGCACATTCCGTCAATAGACGTCGCTTCGACCCCGGGAAGGGGGAGCTGTGTTGTGCGCCTACAGGCGAATTTGCTCATGATCCAGGCGGCCCGATAACGATCGGTAGCCGTAACCCTGGTTTTCCAGCCAGTGGGAGCAACGCATCCCATCCCACCCAACGACTTAGGGATGAAGAGATTTCTACTAAAGAACGTAGGGTCTTCTCCGTCGAAGCGGCGAGCGAGACACTCGTAAGCTATTGACTCCCGATTCCTGTGAAGATACATCTTCAGGAGCGGAACTTGCTTGCCGGGCCGAGAGCCCTGCAACAGCGTGTTGAGATTCTCCACGAACCCCTTTCGGGGGTCTTGTCCTAGGTGTGCACATGCATACTTAGCCACAGAGTCCTTCCATATTACCTCCCCTCCTTCGAGGTTACCATCGGTATTTGGAGATATTGAGATTCTCGTTGAATCTTCCGACCCACCTTGTACTTTATGCTGACCAATATAAAGGCCAGAATTCAGATAATCAATCTGATAAGGTGTTAACTGCCCGAGGGCATGATGGTCGTTACTGCTATCTAAGCAGCAATGAATGGAAGTGGAATTGACGTTAAGATACGTCTTGTGGTGATAGGCCTTGCCAACCGACATCTTTAAGCCAACAGACTGACCGATGCCCACATGCTCTTCCCACAAATATTTTGGTGCGGAATAGACCATGTCATCCCCGTTCACAAGAACATGACGGAGACGCTCCTCGGAGCTCCATCCAACATGAATGGCGCGAGTTACCTTGAGATAAACTCCAAGGTTCGCTAAACACAGTATGGGAAAACTCAAGATCGAGCCCATTAACTGGCCATTACGTTGGCGGCCCCTGAAGAGGGCTTTGCCACTACGAGTAGGGTAGTGAAGGTCGTGAGGACCGAGAACAGCCATAGCGCCGTCTCGCATACTCTCAGGAAGGCATCCGGTTAGAAACCGAAGAATTTTGCCCGAG